TGTTCTTTTGAGGAACCTGCTCTGACAGAACCACGAACAGAACCAATCGCCGTTAAAATCGTATCTCTTTGAGAAAGGAGTTTAGTAATATCTTTTTTCGTTCCTTTCCAGTCGTACTTTCTTCCAACCTTTTGAATAAGTGCCGGATTCTGCGCTTCTAACTCGTCGAAGATTTTAATACCTACTGATTTCCAGACCTTAAATACCTTTTGCTTAGTAAACCCTGGGCTTGTAATAAGACTTACTACGTTTTCATAAGCATCGTTTGGGTCGACGGCTTCTGTTAGAAAGTCACATTCATCATCGCTAAAATCTTCTTTGAGCGATACATCAGTTGGATACGTAATAAAGTATCCCATGGCGATTTTTCCACTTTTAAGGATATCAGCAATTTGTGGTAAAACCTGAACCAAAGAAACATTACGATCAAATGCAATGTGATAATTTGGTCCTGATGTTGTACCATTCCAAAAATCGACTGATGCTAAGTTGGTTGAGTTTGCCGACCCTATTGATTTCCAGTTGAAGCGAACCGATTCAATTTTCGATGCACCGGGTAAATAATATCGGATACCATATCCAGCACCATTTTTGTTTTTGAATGTTTCCATACCCATCGTATGGAACATTGATGTTTTCCCAGTCTTCTTTCTTAAATAGTTTAAAATAAGCTTTGTTGCTTTTTTAAGAGAACCGGTGGCTATGTCTTCGTTTAAGTACGATCTAAATTTACGCATTTCCCATTAAGTTAAGATTATAGATCTATTTATAAAAAATGTTTGTTTAATCATTGACCCATTTAGCGTTTTTATAAGAACTTTGATTAAGCCATTTTGTATATAAATCAGTTTCTTTTTTGTGGGCTTCAATTTCCCAAGGTAAATCATCATAATTTGTTACATTAGTATCATACACAACACCTTTCCACTTTGAAAGGTGCGATGAATTGTAAATGTCCTTTAGCTCGCCGCGGGCCCATTGCTTAACATGAACCAATTCGTGCATTAATGTTTGAATGAGATATGGCTTATTCTGTTTAGAATCAAGATGAATGGTATACTCCCGAGGACGATATGTGCTATCTTCCCAGATACAATCGCCATGATAGCCATCTTCACTTAAAAGATTGCTCTTTAGCTTAATGGTAATTTCAAGTGATTTTACCATGCGGGGCATTAGATGGTTCACGCCCCATAGGCTTGCATCATAAACAAGGTCGCGAACTCGACAACCGGAACCAACTACTGAAACACACATTAGATCTTAAATGCTGAAAAATCTTGATTGGTCGCAACGTTTGTTGACTGCTGAATCTCATCACTCGATAACGTTTGTGCAGAATCTTCAACATCATACAATCTCATTTTTGCTCGATCAATACCAACCACAAATCTTTTGTTTTGAGTAGGATCATTATATCGATTCTTAAGCTGCTTAACCATAAGCTGATTCATTGATTCGAGCTGCTCCGTAGAAATAAGTGCAAGCATTAGGTCGGCCGTTGCTGGCAAACCAAAAGATTCCGACGTGTCTGTAAGTTCGACATCGGTATTACCAAACCCAGAGCGAGTAACTTGTGTCGCTGACCAAATAGGCAAATTGTTTTCAACAGCAAGTCCTCGAAGTTCTTCTGCAATCGCCTTAATAAGAGAGTACGTGTTAACCGAACTACCAAGCCCTTTAATACGAGATGAAGACATAATGTTGAGATAGTCAACAAAAATGACATTAGGACGAAAATCCTTTTTTAATTTGAGTTCATCGAGTAAAGCTCGAAAGTGACCTACGTGGGCCGACGCTGTCGGATATTCTTTAACGATAAGTTTTCCGCGAGTAGCCTTTTTGAGCCCACCAATTTTGGAATTAAAAAGTTGTTCAGGCAACGTCTCCAGTTGGTCAATTGGCACATCAAAAAGATTCGCATCGATTCTTTCAGCAATCCTTTCTTCTGCCATTTCGAGAGTAACATAGAGAACGTTGTATCCAGCGGAGAGATAGGCAGAAGCAAAGTGACACATTGCCAGACTTTTTCCCACACCAGTACCTGCCAAAATAATATTGAGAGTTTTATTCGAAACACCGCCTTTTGTAATGGTGTTAAATAAAGATAAGTCAAAGGGGATTTTATCCTCTTGCTTATGATAGAATTCGAATCGTTGATCTGAGTTTTCAAAATAATCGTGGCCAACATTTGTATCAAATGACACTTGTAATGCCTTAGATAAAATTCCGGGGATAGCACCTTCTGTTAGTTGGGTTTCCTTTCTATCTATGATGCTGATTGATTTAATGATTGCAAGATAGACTGCTCTATTCTTGCACCACTCCTCGGTAGAGTTTAATAGCCATTCTCTATCAACTTTTTCATGGTTATCCAAATCAAGGATAATTTCATGAATATCATTACGATTACCTTTATTTATAAAATCGCTTTTTTGAAATTCAACATCGAGGGCGGCCGATGTCGGCAGCTTGTTGAATTGCGTTAAAAAGCTAAGAATGAGATCATATACAGAACGATATTCATTTTCAAAATATTCTGATTTAATATGAGGTAGAGCCTTTCGGCAAAATTCTTCATCCTTCGTCAGATTCTTGATTATCAGTTTTTGTAGGTTGGTCATCAATATGATTGTCAATTAGAGAAACTAAAACGTCTCCCATAAAGTTTTTAAATGCCTTTGACTTTTCGAGCTTTTTCTTTTTCTTTGGTTTAGGAACTTCGTTAATAATAAAATCAAATTTTACAACGGGCTGATCAGTTGTACCTGTAATTTGTACTTTTCCGTATGTATATATTACACCAGCGTATGGGCCCTTTATGATTTTAAGGGCATAAAGTTCACTATCTCCTTTTTCAACGAATTGAACGTGTTTTTCTACATTAATCTTATTCATCGTTTTCTTGATTATCTAATACTGATTTATACGCCACTTTATAGCGCCTTTCAATTGCCGAAGAAAAGTCTGTTTTATCAAAGATGTTATCCCAGAACTCTTTCTTCAAAGTATCTTTCATACGCACATTTCCTGAAAGCTCTTCGCCAGTTTCAGGATTTTTTGCTTGATACCAACCGTTCTTGGGTTTAATAACATAACCCATTTCAAGTGCAACTTCAGTTAGGCCTGACCATTTCTGAATACCACCTTCCCAAGAAACAGAAATAGGAATCTTTGATTTTTCTTTTACAAAGCGAGACTTTTCTACATTTACTACAAAGTCATACCCTACAACCTCGGTGCCTACTTTATCTTGGCGGCGACCAATAATCCAAACATTATCGGCTGAGTACATTACGCCTGTGCCGCCTGAAACAACCGCTTTAGGGAAAAGACCCTGTTCCATATATGTGTGATTAATTGCAACCAATGGTACATCCTTCAACGTAAGCATTGGTGTGATCATACGAAATAGACCTTTTAGTGCTTTAGCACGAGTCATATCTGCAACTGACTTTTCATTCATGGCATCTTCTACTTCTTTCTTCGAAGCGATGTTACCAACAGAGTCAATAATTACAATGACACGATCTTTACGGTCAATTTCATTAAGCTGATTGACTAAATCGAATTTTAGTTCTTCGATGTTAGTAACAGGTGTATGAAGTACGCGATTTATGTCTACATCAAATGCTTCGAAATAAGATTGCGGTGAACCAAATTCAGAGTCATAAAAAAGTAGTACTGCATCATCGTGTTTTTTCAAATACGCAGATGCCATAAGCAGTGCGAATGATGTTTTGAAGTGTTTACTTGGTCCTGCCAAAACGGTTAGACCCGAAGCCAATCCTCCATCAAGGGAACCTGAAAGAGCGGCATTTACCATTGGCACTGCGGTTGTGGTGAGTTCTTTTTCACCAAATAATTTTGAATCAGCAAGTACATCAGTACCTGTAACTCGACTTGATTTTTTTAGTTTATCTAATAATGACATATCTTTTCTTAACTGTGTATATTATACCATTTATAAGTGCTTTTGTACACTACAAAAAGGCTTCAATTGTTTGTTTGTTTTCTTCAAAATCTGATTCTCTTTTTTTGTTATCGAATATCGCAAATTCAGAAATCTTTGTATCGGTTTTTCCATCAAGCCATTTTAAAATAATTTTCGACATGTCAACGGCGGTTGTGACTGGAACGTTTTGACAAATCATATTGAGATTTTTTCTTCCACCTTGAAGTTGAAAATCCTTTGGCATTTTCATAATTTCTAAACATTCTCGAATAGTAAGATATCGATCTTC